TCATGAATTTACCGAAGGGCAATCAGTTGTCATCACAGGATGCGGATCACCTTACAACGGAACAAGAGTTGTGCTGGCAGACAATCTTGGACAATATACCTTTTCAGCATCGATCACTAACGCCGATATACTCGAGGCTAATGTCATCCCATCCGGAGTTGCTACCCTTTCTGGCGCATCAACTTATGTTGGAAACGCAGCTGTTCAGTCAGCCGTCTATACAGTTTCAGTCGAAGTCTTTCAAGCAAGACTTGCCGGCGGAGGACAAATCGAAGGAGTAGATTTCTCACCAACACCATTTAGAATGGGTCGATCACTTTTCAACAAGTGCGTTGGTTTGCTTGGTTCATATATGGACACCGAAAGCATGGCTCTCTAAATGCCTAATCAAACAATTCTTGAGCAGGTCAGGACACCTTTAGCAACCGCTTTATCTAGCGTTGCAGGAAATGTTTACGCCTTCGTTCCAGAGTCTATAATTCCGCCTGCAATTGTGTGCGTTCCGGATTCACCATATCTTGAATTTGAAACAATAAGCAAATCAAACATTCGTGCGAAGGTCAATATGACCATTACAGTTGCAGTTGCTTACAATAGCAATCCTGCATCACTCGACAATATCGAGCAGTTAGTAATAAGTGTTCTGGCAGTAATTCCAGCAGGTTATATTGTCAGTTCGGTTGAAAGACCAACAGTTACACAAGTAGGAGCAGCAACTTTGCTTATTGCAGATGTTAGAGTTAGCACCTATTACCAGAGAACAATCTAAGGAGAAAAATGCCAACGACAGTTATTACCGGTCGAGATATTACCTTCACTATTGGCGGTAATAATTTCGATGCACAAGCAACAACAGCAACACTTACTGGCGAAATGGATCGTCAGACTTATCAGACACTAGACGGAAAAGTCTTTAAGGTAACTGATAACAACTTCACCTTTGAAGTTGAAATGTTAGCCGATTGGGGCGCAACTGGATCACTTTGTGAGATCCTATGGGGCGTTGCTGAATCAGCACCAGATACAGCAATTAACACAGTTTTCACAGCTACATCCGGCGCAGTATTCACTTTCCAAGTATTGCCAATGTGGCCATCAGCTGGTGGAACTGCACCAGATGCACAAACTGTATCTTTGTCATTCCAAGTTATCGGAGTGCCAACAGAAACCTTTTAATCAATAAACAAACGGGAGCAAACAAATGAAGTTACCAATTACAATTGAATATAACTCAGGTGAGCAAGCAACTTATATTGCCCAACCACCTGAGTGGGCAAAATGGGAAAAGGCAACTGGCAACATTATTGGTCAAGCATCTGAAAAGATGGGCATTGGCGATTTAATGTTTTTGGCATATCACGCATTCAAGCGAGAAAGTGCCGGCAAACCAGTTAAACCTTATGAGGCTTGGATGGAAACTGTTGTCGATGTGATTGTCGGTGATGCAAACCCAAAAGTCACCCAGTCGGAAGCCTAAACAGATTATTGGTTCAGTTGGCAATAGCCACACAAATACCAATGAGTGAATGGGTTGATGGAGAAGATGTTTTAACAGCGATCGAGATATTGGAGGAGAGGCATGGCAAATGAAACCATTGCTTACAACAAATCCGATTTGCGTGATTTATACAAGGCTTTCAAACTTATGGACGATCAGGCAACTGATGAAGCAAGATCTCAATCTGCTGCTTTGGCGTATTTTGCATCAGAGGAAATTAAGCAAGCAGCTAGAGGTCGAACAAAGGCTGGCGCAGTTGCGCAAAGGGTCGCAGACGGCGTTAGCATCTCCAAGTCCAGCAAAATTGGTGAGTTCCGTTATGGTTTTGCAAGACAAAAGTTTTCAGGTGGGGCTACAACGCAAACCCTATGGGGTGGTGTTGAGTTTGGATCTAATAAGTTCAAGCAGTTCCCTGCATATTCAGGAAGGCAAGGCAGAGGTTCGAGAGGGTGGTTTATTTATCCAACGCTTCGCAGAATTCAGCCTGAATTGATTAACAAATGGGAACAGGCTTTTAATCGCATTATTAAGGAATGGGTCTAATGGCAACCGGTAATCGCACGCTCAAGTTATCCATTCTTGCTGATGTTGATGAATTAAAAAAGAGTTTAGGCGATGCCAATAAATCAGTTGAATCAAGTGCAAGTAAAATTTCAGATTTTGGTAAAAAAGCGGCATTAGCCTTTGCAGCAGTTGGCGCAGCAGCAACAGCTTTTGCCGTTCAAGCAGTGAAAAATGCTGCTCAAGATGAAGCAGCTCAAAGAAAACTTGAAGAAACCATACGGGCATCCACTCAAGCAACGGAGGCTCAAACTAAAGCAGTAGCCAATTATATTGATCAAACTTCAATTGCAGTTGGTATTACTGATGATGAATTGCGCCCAGCATTTAGCAGATTAGTTCGTTCAACAAACGATGTTGAGGAAGCGCAAAAATTACTTAATCTTGCATTGGATATCACCGCAGCCACAGGCAAGCCTTTAGAAGCTGTAACTAATGCGCTTGGTAAAGCGTATGATGGCAATTTAACATCACTTGCAAGGCTTGGTCTTGGCATAGATCAAAGCATACTAAAAACTAAAGATTTCGATTTAGTATATAAAAATCTTACTGGCACTTTTGGTAATTTTGCAGAAAATGAAGCACAGACTACTGAGGCACAATTCAGACGAATTCAAATAGCAATTGATGAAGCAAAGGAAAGCATTGGAGCTGCTTTATTGCCAGCCGTAAATCAATTAACTGCATTTTTGTTAGCATCAGCCGTGCCAGCCTTGAATCAATTCATTGCAGGATTAACCGGCTCAGGTTTGGCAGCTGATGAAGCAGAAACAAGTGCGTTCAATTTTGGAGAATCAATTAGAAATGCAGGAATAAAAATAATAGAAGCAAAAGATCAAATTATTGAAATTGGCAAAGTTATTGCATTTGTATTTGTTACTAGTAAAATTTATTCATATATTACTGCTTTAACTGCATTGGTTGCAGCGTTTAAAGCAATTCAAGTAGCAGCGACTGCTGCTGGTGTTGCCGGTGCATTTGCAACTGGCGGAGTGAACATAGCCGCCGGAGCAGTAGCCTTAGCTGGAGCAGGTATTGCAACAGGGATTGCTAATAGTGCAATATCTGGAGGCAACGCTGCTTCAAATATGGGTGCATCAACAGCTACGGCTGCGCAAATAGCTGCTGGAGCAGCAAGGGCCGGCACAACAGTAAATAACATTACAGTTCAATCGGTTGATTCTGAGGGTGCTGCTAGGGCAGTTGCAAAGGTGTTAAATGAAAGCGCATCAAGGTCAGTTCCACAGCTATACAACAGCGGGATAACTAGGGCTCGATAATGACAGTTTGGACACCAGACTGGAAGTTAATTGTTGCAAATGTAGATTACACAGACATTGCAATTGCTGACATAGCTCATCAATCTGGTAGGACAGATATTTATTCTCAGCCTAATCCATCGTATATGCAAATTACATTGGTTGCTTTATCTGGTCAAACTTTGCCGTTTGATATAAATGACAGTTTAGATTTACAGGTAAAGGATAGTTCTGGATCATATATAAGTTTATTTGGCGGAGATATTACTGATGTAACTGTTGAAGTAGGCGCAACTGGTTCATTGGCAACTGTTGTAAATTACACAATACTTGCAATGGGTTCATTGGTTAAACTTGCAAAAGAAATTTACAACGATAACATTTCACAAGATGAGGACGGAAACCAAATATATGATTTGTTATCAAGCGTATTACTTGGATCTTGGAATGATGTGCCAGCAGCATCTACTTGGGCAACTTATGATCCAACTGAAACTTGGGTTGAAGCTGTAAATCAAGGATTAGGAGAAATCGATCAACCTGGTCTTTACACAATGTCCAGCCGATCAGCAGATCCTGACACAATTTACAACATTGTTAGCTTTATTGCCAACAGCGCATTTGGTTATATTTACGAATCTCCTAATGGTGATATTGGTTATGCTGATGCAGACCATAGGCAAATATATTTACAAGCCAATGGATATGTGGATCTTGATGGAACACATGCTTTAAGTCAGGGTTTATCAACCATTACTCGATCCGGAGATATTCGCAATGATATTTATATAAATTATGGAAACAATTTTAACCAACAAGAAACTGCTACAAGTCCTCAATCCATTAGTGAATATGGTTACAAAGCAGAGAATATCAGATCTGCTATTCATTCATCGCTTGCTGCTCAAGAAGTTGCCAATCGATACATTGCCCAGCGAGCATTTCCATTAGCAGCTTTTCAGTCAATAACCTTTCCAATAACGAATTCAGATATCGATGATAGTGATCGGGATAACCTTTTAAATGTATTTATGGGTCAACCATTGAATATCCAAAATTTGCCAGTTCAAATTGCAGGAGGTGAATTTGAGGGATATGTCGAGGGATGGCGTTGGAGCACCCGTTTCAATGAATTATTTTTGACAGTTAATCTATCGCCAATCGCCTTTAGCCAAACGGCAATGCGCTGGAATAATGTTCCAATACTCGAAACATGGCAGACAATCGATCCACTTTTGACATGGGAATACGCTACAATCGTAGCCTGATAATAGGAGAAAAATGGCAACCACTACCAATTATGGCTGGACAACCCCTGATGACACAGGGTTAGTTAAGGATGGCGCAGCTGCAATCCGAACACTTGGTTCATCTGTTGATACCACAACTAAAAACTTAAACCCATCAACAACTCTTGGCGATATTGAATATCGTTCATCATCAGCAAATACAAACACCAGACTTGCAATTGGCACAACTGGTCAAGTTTTAACTGTTGCTGCTGGAGTGCCTAGTTGGGCAACTCCTGTTAGTGGCAAAGTGTTGCAGGTTGTATCTACTATTAAAAATGATACATTTACTTCAAGTTCAATTACTTATGCAGATGTAACTGGTTTAAGTGTTTCAATCACTCCTAGTTCAGCAACCTCAAAAATAATTGTTATTGCAGCAGTTTCTGGCAATGGTGATGTTGGAGTTAATACTTCAGCAATTAGATTGGTAAGAGATAGCACCGCAATTGCTGTTCCAGCAACAGCAGGCAGTAGAACTTTAGCAACTGCACAATTGTTTAATAATGAGCCTTCTGCTATGGCCTCTTCAATCGTAAGTTTTTATGATAGCCCTGCTACAACTTCAGCAACAACTTATAAAATACAATGCGTTGTTTGTGCTGGTTCTGGCACAACTTTTATTAACAGGGCTGATTCTGATGGTGATGCTTCTTCTGTGACAAGGGCTGTTTCAACAATTACTGTAATGGAAATAGGTGCATAATGATTGATTACACAACAATTCTTAGATCAAAATATGCTAACGCAGAATGGACTTTAGATGGCGATGATTACAAAGGTTTAACTTGGTTATCAGATACACCTAAACCAACCAAGGCAACTCTTGATGGTTTATGGGATGAAGTTTTAGAGGAATTGGAAGCAAAGAAAGAAGCAAAAGCATCAGCCAAAACAGCAGCACAGGCTAAACTTGCAGCTCTTGGTTTAACGCTTGAGGATTTAACTGCTCTAGGTTTGTAATGAAACCTTGGTTGTCTAAAGCAGCAGTTCAAATGCGTGAGCAGATCGATGATTCCTTCCCAGAGCGTTTGCGTAAATCTGATGGGTGGATTGGTGATGCTAGACATAACGCACGAAAGAGCGATCACACACCGGATACAACAGGATGCGTGCGAGCAATTGATATTGACGCTCGGCTTTCTGACAACAAAGGGCTTTCAACATATTTGGCAGATCAAATTCGACAATATGGGAAAACCAATGGTCGCATCAGTTATGTAATCCACCAAGAAAAAATTGCTTCACCTATTCTTGGCTGGCGTTGGCGTAAATACAAAGGCATAAATAAACACAATCACCACATCCATGTAAGTTTCAAAAAAGATCAAGATAAGAATTCTGAATTTTTTCATATCCCACTACTAGGAGGCAATGCATGAAACTATCAAACAAACACAAGGCAGCAATTAAGTCATATTTAAGAGCTGTGGCTGCTTCCGGTATTACTGTCCTGTTGGCAATTGTTGCTGACATCCGACCAGAGTTTGCAATCCTTGCTGGAGCATTGGTTGCACCATTGGCAAAAGCATTAGATCCAAAATCAGGGAGCGAAGTTGATTATGGAATCAATGCGAAATGACAGCCAACGAATGGGTTGGTATAGCCGTTGGCGTATGCGGAGTATCAACAAGTTTATTGCTGGGTCTGCGCTGGGTTATTAAATCCTACTTACAAGAATTAAAACCTAATTCTGGAAGTTCGATTAAAGATCAAATTACAAGACTTGAACAGCGTGTCGATGATCTGTTTGTCTTAATCAGTAAGCGATAATTTTAATTATGGCGAACACACGAAAACCTATCAAACGCAAAAAGATCAATCGTCGAGTCGTTCGCCAAACTCCTGAGCCATTAAGCAAGATCGATCAGCATTACTTGGCTTTGCACGAATGCTACAAAGCAGCTAGAAAAGCAGGATTCACACCTGAGCACGCTTTTTGGTTGATGACTGAACACAAAACATTTCCTGATTGGGTTGTAGGCGATGGCGGGATCATTCCTTCCATAGATCCAACTGACGATGAGGATGACGATTAAGCGATACTTGGTAATTTCGGATTTACAAATCCCATACCACCATGAAGTAGCAGTCAAGAATGTAATTAAGTTAGCCAAGCGAGAGAGGTTTGATAGTGTCCTTTGCGTTGGCGATGAAATTGATTTTCAAACAATTAGCCGATGGGCCGAAAAAACACCTTTGGCTTATCAACAAACTTTGGATGATGACCGCACAGCTACTCAAGAAATCCTTTGGGCTCTCACAGAGCACAGCAGAGAAGCTCATATTATCCGGAGTAATCATACTGATCGCTTATATAACACTCTATTAAAAGTGCCGGGAATGATCTCACTTCCAGAATTGCAATATGCCAAGTTCATGGATTTCGATTCTTTGGGCATAACCTTTCATAAACAATTTTACGAATTTGAAAAGGGCTGGATCTTGGCTCATGGCGATGAAGGCAACATGAACCCCAACGCTGGACAGACTGCCCTGAATCTTGCCAAAAAGGCAGGAAAGAGCGTGGTTTGTGGGCATACCCATAGACTAGGTATGTCAGCCTACTCAGAGGGGCTCTACGGGGCTTACAGACCCCTTTATGGCATAGAAACCGGCAACCTCATGAATCGAGCATTGGCGAGTTACACAAAAGGGCTCGCTAACTGGCAAATGGGCATAGTTTTGATGGAATGGGATGGCAAGAATATGAGCGTGCAGATGATCCCAATTAACAAAGACGGCAGTTTTACAGCTCTTGGAAAGTCTTATGGGGCGTGAAACCGACTATCACGATCGCACGATTGATGATCATATCGATGAACTTGAGGATCTTAGCGTTATCTAATCGTTATAGAACACGCCGAAGGTCAGGTAGATAAAAGACTTGATTTAGGTCAAACTTTATGTATTCACAGATCGTCTGTGGATATGTAAGGGAGCAACATGAAGTCAAATGAAAGAAAATGCGAATGGTGCGATGGCATTACTCGTGGCGATATTTGTCCAAGATCCTTGGAATGTCCAACATGTTCTGCAAAAGCGGGATTAAATTGCAAAAGACCATCAGGTCATAGAGCGTCAGAGATTCATTCTGAAAGAATTAAAGCTGCTTACGCAATTGATGATGCAAATGGCTTTGATTGGAAATTGGCTTACGATGACAAAATTGCGGTGAACGCATGAAAATCAACGGACTTACAGTTTTATGGTTTATGATAGCAACGGGCTTATTAGCCTATGCAGTTAATTTATGGCAAACCGAAATTTACAATCGGGGTTATTGGCGTGGGCGTGCAACGGGTTGGGATATGCACCGAAGAATGATTACCATTAAGCAGCAGTCAGATGAAGTCTTTGATTATGACAAAAACTGAGCAGCTATTCGATGAGGTCATTACTACGATCCAACAGCGTGGAAGTGTCTACGGACATCCTTACTATAACCACAAACGAATTGCAGGTCTTTGGTCTGCATATCTCGATTTCCCTATCACACCACACCAAGCTGCAT